CTCAAGAGTTTGTAAAAGCTCCTAGGCCCGCTCATCCCGGCTTAGGTGTGGAATTGCATGCTCACGACGACTATGACGTCCGATTTCTAGGCGAAGATGAACGTGATTGGGTTAGAGACGTTTTGTTCTCTGCTGACTCAAGCCCAGTTTTCCGCTGGAAATTGAATAGAAAATATCTCGAAAATTATTTCGGCAACATTAAAGTTAAGGCGTTAGATAACACGCGCGGATTAACTTTTTGGCAAGACCAAGCCGTGATTCAAAGCGGCCTTGCTTGTTATGCCATCACAGGATTTCAATTGTGCTATATGGGACAATTAAAGATGCTTCGTATGCATCAAATGAACACTGACACTTTGGATATGACTTGGGGTCGGGCAGATGGTCGAGTTGGTCCCTCTATTATGTGGGATAAAGTTGATAGAAACTCTCTTGGCCAAACTAATAATCGAGTTTTTATCTCAGAGGGATGCAATTGCTTTAGATCTGATAAAATTGCCCCTGGCTCGTTGTTAGTGTTCCAAAATGCTATATATATTAGTCCTACACAAGATTTGCCACCTCAATTGGCATCTAGTGACTCTGAGCCCGTTAAATGGCTCATTAACCCTGGTTTTTCTGAAGAACGTCGAGCCAAATTGGCCGAATTGTTTCAGAATGACGCTTTAGACGAGTTGTCCGACGCGATGCAAATGCCTATGTGGGCTTTGTCCGAAGTCCCACTTGCTTGGACTGATCAGGTGGAGCTTTATGTCCGTCCTGTGTGCACGCAAAATTCAGCTCAAACCGAATGGCGGGTTGCAATAGAACCCAGACACATCCCTTATACACCATCTTATTCAACTGTGGTTGATGAAGAACTCGATTTCTTTGTGGCCACCGATAGTCCTGGTAAAGGAAATATCGAGGATAATTTGTATGCCTTATATAAGTTAGCTCGTGGAGCTAAAATTAGTTTTTCTTATGAAGGACTTAACTACCAATTTAACTCCGGTAAGGAAGAAGGTAGAATAGATCCAGAAGTAGAAGAACTCATAGAAGAGGTTAAGAAAGGAATGTTTCGAACACATTTTGGTAAATGGTGGAAGGGTTATTTAGCGGGTATGATCATCACAGCGTTCGGCACGATGATTGTCACTTATGTCCTTACGCGTACATCCGTAGTAGAGATGCACTCAAAAGGAAAAAATAAAGGCCGCATTCAATATAGGCGCGAGTCCGCTCGTGCTCGTAATTCAAATAAAAATCGCAATTATGCAGAATCTGACATATCGGGAGATTATAAAGATGTTGTTCAGCAGTTAATTGCTTATAAAACTAATGGAGGAGGACTTCTCGGTTTTATGGATTATTTGGATAGAAAGGTTGATAATGGAGAACTAACGGACCAACAAGCTTGGACGTTGTCGAGGAATGCTCGAGACTATTATACAACTGATAACAAAGAATGGATGGCTTATTATACGAATAGGTATAGGGATGATGCTCAATACAGAGAAGAAGCTAAGAAAGCGATGTACGGAGTCAAGACTGCTGGCGGAAAAGCCAATTTGTTTTTGAATCATGGTGCGTACCCTAGTGGTCCGGCCGTAGTCGTTGAAGAAGCTTCTGGTAAACCTGCCACAACTACCGCAGAAGGTAACGTTTCTGTTACTGTCACGGAAGAAGCGTTGTTGCGCACAGCGTCCTGTGTGAAATCAGGAACGTTTGACTCTTTACCCGGAAATATTAGTATTGGCAGAAAGATTTATAATAACGGCTCTGGCTATCATAATTCTGTCGGAGTTGGTCTCTTAGTTTGCCTGCAAGGAGAAAGGTATATTCTCACAGCAGATCATGTCTTTAATTCTTTTAATCAAGGTCAGAAGATATCAATAGTACAAAAGAAATTGTTGTCGGACGGAACAAATGCTCCGAAGGCTACAACCTTACAATTGGAAATTGATTTCAATCCGAAAACTCTTGTTAAAGGAAAAGGGGACATTGTTTTGTTACCTTTCAAAGGTGCAGGATTCAGACAATATAGTGGTAAGTTCCACACTGGAGATTTATATAAAGGAGAAGTAGTTTGGTATCCTGGCAGATCTAGAGCTGGGACGGTCGCTAAACAGTCATCTCATAATAAATTTACCTATTCTATGGATGCTTGGGGAGAACCAGGTGACTCCGGTTGCCCCGTTTTCTCCGTTAACCCTGACGGTTCATTGAAGGCTTTGATAGGAGTATATCAAGGGCGTTACAAACAATGTAAACCGAATGTAGGTCAGGCACTGTGTCTTACGTGCTTGCCCGTGAGCCTCGGCTCAAAAAACTAGTTCTGACCGGGATTTTCGACCTTGCGCTTGTACGTCTTCGCTGTAACGTACAGGCCAAATATTATAAAACAGCGGAATCAGATCAATACAATTTCATTTCTTTAGGTAACCTTGGTGCTCAAGGAACGGTGACTAAGTCAAAATTTTCGCCCACTACCTATGAACCAGCCGATTTGCCTGAGAGCTCTTATGCTCCGGCGAATTTGAAGCTTTCTGATATCGAACTGGGAATGATTAAATATTTCAACCCTATTCGACATGCTACATTAGAAGCTTTATACGATGATGTAATTAAGGAATTCACTTTGCCTGTCACCTCTAGTCAATTAGGGGAGCGCGTGCTAAAGGAATTCACTTCATATTTTCCAGGTCTCAAGATTTACATGAACAACGTTTTACCATTTGAAAAAGTGCTAGAACTTATGACTCATTCAATCTCCGGAAAATTAAGGAAGAAAACATCAGCCGGTCTGGGTTTTACTAAAGATAGAAAAGAAATTGCAAGACAATATCGAGACGACGTATTATCATGTTATGAGTTGGATACGTTTGATTTTCAAACTTACTTTAAATTGTTCTTGAAAGATGAACTACGTGAGACTGCCAAGGCTACCCGATCTATAGCGGTTGGACAGTTACACATGTGGGTTATAGGTGCCAAATACCTTGGTGCTCTATACGAATATTTTTCAGACACCTGTCCTTCATGGACAGGATATGCTATGGACGACAAGCCCAGTACTTGGGACATGCGTTTCGGTGAGTTTGATCCTGCTGCTGAAACCTATGGTTTCGATCTCAAAAAACAAGATAGTAGAATGCAACCTGGATACGTTGATTTTGCTCTATATTTTTTAAAAACAGTCTCTCCGGAGGCGCATTGGGGTGCTATTGAATGGTATTTCGACCAAGTGTTTTACAATAAACGCATGGTAGATGCCAGAGGTAACGTGATTTGGTTTTCACAAGGAGAACCATCAGGCCACTTTCTTACATTACTTATGAACACTCTGCATAACTTGTTCACGCATGTTTTGCACGATGTTATTTTGCAAATTAAACGCTTATACGATCCTAAACGTGAAATATTCACGCTTTTAGGTGATGATACAGCTATGCAATCTTTATTTCCTGATATGTACAGAAAAGTCTGCTCCATTATGGGTCATGATACTACAAGCGAAAAAGGTTCGTTATTTAACGGTGTTTCATTCTTATCGATGAAATTAACGCTATATAAAGGACAGGTCGCCCCTTATTATTGTAATATGGACAAAATGTTCGCTTCGTTGCGCTACACAACTGATGGGAATGATGAGTATTTTCAAAAATTGTGTTCTTTCTACAACATGTTGGTATATGCCCCTGCTGGTACTTTAGAGCACGAGTGGAAAAAACGCATAGAAGCCCACATATATTACTTCATACAAATGGAATTGATATCCTTGCCTTTGCTGGCATGTTTCACTCCATCTCATATGCAAAAACGAGATCGCACAGGAATGGTTTATCATTCGTTCACCCAGGGTTCAGTGGGTGGGTTGAATATATCTATCGATATGGTCACGCCTCCAATACAGAGGAAAAATAAACAAAGAAAGCCAAAAAAGGCTAACAAAGCATTAGTAAATGATAAGGTGCATGCTCCTAACACACCACATTTTGCTGTTGCTAAGATTCCGCACAGAAAAAGAAAAAAGGTCGCAAATTCTGCTATTCAGCGATACGGAGGAAGCCTCACTCCTCCACAAAAGAAAGCTCTGAGAGAGTACTGCATGCAGTTACTCTGGCCTACCAGGCCTATAAAGCTGGTACGCCCTATACCAGTTAGAAGTTTTGCTTATTTCAAAAACGGTGAAATTACTTTCGAGTCGGCTGCTAAGTACACTCAAGTAATGTTCAGACCTCATCCTTTTAGGTTTGTTGAACTCAAAACCGAAGCTACTACTTCTACAGCACAAGCCGGTCAAGCGTATGTCGTTGACTGGACCCAATTGTTAGAGAACAATCAAGAACAATTTACCTTGTTGCAAAACACAGCTCACTGGTTGTGTTTCCCTTACAGTTTAAATACTACTAACAGTTCGACTATTCCTGTTAATAAGGAGTTCGCTCCGTCACAGACTACTGTTATAGGTTACTGGGGTGATGAAGTTCAAAGCGGGTTGTATACCGGCTGGAACGGAGTCACTTGCAACGGAACCATTCAAATTTTCTTCCAAAACAAGACGCAAACCACATTGAGTGTTGCTCTCGATGTCCGAGTTATTAATGCTGACGGGTCTATTGCTGACGCCAAATTAGGAACTCCGGTTTCTATTCCTTCAGGCGACACGATTCCTGTCACGTCCGTTAGTTTGTCTACTGCTTTATGTTCTCCTGAACAACTCTTTTGCCCCATGGTAAAAGTCACTGCTGCTGCTGGTAATGTTTTTCTTAAAGATATTACTTTCTCATTGAGCTCTGCTACTAGTCCTATCTTGGCTACCGGAGTTCCCACGGTAAAAAATTATACTTTCGGTGAAGCGTTATATCCCGGTGACGCTGATCTCGCTGGTAAAGTTAATGATGCATTTAAAGACTCATTACTGTGGGCTCCCGTTGCGATGGCATGTTTATACAATGTCACGCAAGAGCTTTCAGAAGCTGGAGGTAAGTTTGCAACTTCTTACCTTCCTTCTAACGTTCAATCTCGCATACCCCAAAATTTTGCTGATGCTTGGCAAACTTTGGCGACGTATGCTGCTTCCTACCCTCATGCTGAAACAGCGTTCTCCGTAGGAGCTCATGCTACCTGGATGGGTGCACGTATAGATGATTACTCGTTTAAGGTCCCTGTTGTTACAGACGACCAGATCCACGCTGAATTGATGTCGCTTCCTAGTGATATCTTCATTTCATCTCGCGCATCTAATGATCCTAACTCCAAGTTTCAATATTACTTGTCGTTCGCGGTTAGTTTCGAGATTCAAACCCTCGATCCTAGCTTCACTATGACGTTAGGTCCATCTAGCACGATGCTCACACCTTTGTTTCTCGCGATGGCTGCTGCCTCTAACGACCTTGTTGGAGAAAACCCATCGCACATGAAGAGATTGAGCGAGTTAGCCAAGAAAATTGCAGGCAACGAAGCCGTACAACAAGCTTTTAAAGCAGCTTTAGGTATTGGCATGGGTGCTCTGCTAGCCGGATAATTTCGGTGGTGTCTGTTTGATTTTTTTACACCACCTTGCTGAAATTATAAATGTTTTTCCACTCGGCTTATGGATAAAATTTAAATCTAAA